GCCGGTGTCACGAATGACAGCACGGCCGATGCTCTGATACTTCGGGCGGTGGTTACATACTGCCGTCTGCACTTCGGGCAGCCGGATGACTATGACAGGCTGAAAGCGTCCTATGACGAGCAGAAGGCCCAGCTGAGTATGGCAACGGGGTACACGGTATGGACAGATCAGACGTAATCACCCTTTATGCCGATGCCATAACCTACGATGACTACGGTGTGGCGGTAAAGACCCAAACCGGCAGAGATGTTTTCTGCAAGGTGGACTCCGTCACCCGCAACGAGTTCTTCGAGGCTGGCAAGGCCGGACTGAAACCCGAATACAGGATCACGATGTTCTTCGGTGACTATAACGGTGAAACTCTCGTTGGTTATAACGGACGGAACTACTCCGTATATCGCACCTATATGGCCAAGACGGACATCATCGAGCTGTATGTCGAGCGGAAGGGCGGCACCGACATAACTGTCACGACCTCGAGCGGAGGTGTAGGCGATGGCAATAGCGGCTGATGCTTTTGCTTCGGCTGTGGCCAAAGTTCTCGAACAGTACAAGGACGGCGTGATCGAGGACACCGACAAACTGACGAAGAAGATGGCACAGACGGGTGTAAAAGAACTCAAAAGTGCATCAGGACGATTCGGCGGCTCCGGTGCCTACGCTAACGGGTGGACATCCAAGGTTGAAAAGAGCCGTCTTTCCACAAAGGCGACCATTTACAACCAAAAGGCAGGACTTCCGCATCTGCTCGAAAACGGGCACGCAAAACGAGGCGGCGGCCGTGTAGCAGGACGGACACACATAGCTCCGATCGAGGAAAAGCTCGTGAAGGAATTCACGAAAGCAATAGAGGAGGCAGTTTCATGACCTACAAGGAAGTATATCAAGTTATATCTGGGATAGTTCTTACTCCCGCAAGCGGAACAGAACCGGCGACATATATCCCTGCTGCTTACTTGCAGTTCCCTGAGGACAACGCACCGCCTCCTCCGTTCATTTGCTACTACTACACGGGCGACAACGACCTGAAGGCTGATGACATCAACTATCAGAAGATCCGGAAGCTCACCCTTGAACTTTACTGCGACAACAAAAACTTCACTCTCGAATCAGCCGTTGAGAGTGCATTAACCTCCAACGGCTTTGTATACAGCAAATATGAAGAGTACATCGATTCCGAAAAGATGTATATGACGACTTATGAAATGGAGGTAATCATTACCAATGGCTGACACCAATAAAATCAAGTATGGCATTAAGAATGTCTACTATGCGAAAGCAACAATAGCTACGACCGGAACAGCCACCTATGCCACTCCCGTGGCACTGCCAGGGGCCGTGTCCATCTCTCTCGATGCGGAAGGCGATACCAACAACTTCTATGCGGACAACATAGTCTACTTCACCAGCGTTGCCAACAACGGCTACAGCGGAGATCTCGAGCTTGCAAAGGTGCCCGATGAGTTCCTTACCGACTGCCTCGGATTCATCCGTGATGCTTCGGGCGTTCTCGTTGAGGATGCCGGCGCCGTGGGCGAGCACTTCGCTCTCATGTTCCAGTTTGAAGGCGATGTGAACGCAAAACGCACGGTGCTCTACAACTGTGTTGCTTCCCGTCCGACAATCGCCGGATCTACCAAGGAAGAAAGCATCGAGCCGGAGACCGAGACCATCAGCATCACTGCGACCACCATCTACAATGCGGTGCTCGACAAGGATCTCGTCAAAGCGAGCTGCACTTCAACGAGTGCATCTGCTGCCTACAGCAGCTGGCTGTCTGCGGTATATCAGACCACGACCACTTGATGGCCGTAACAAGGAGGCAAAATGTTTAACATAGTCAAAATAGGCGATAAAGAAGTTCCGATGCTCTCAATGGCATCGGTCGATTTGTATTATCGCAATATCTTCCATGAAGATGCGATCAAGCTGCAAGCCTCCGGAAACTTTGACGAGGGCGACCTCATCAACTTCGTTTCCCGCATGGCTTTTGTCATGGCGAAGTTTGCCGAGCTGAAAGACCGCAAGGAAATGAACAAGCTGAACGAGGATATGTTTCTCGACTGGCTCGATCAGTTTGAGCGGCAAGACTTCATCAACGCTCTCGTTGATGTGAGACTGACTTACGAAGGTCAGGCCGTTACGGCCTCTGATGCAAAAAAAAAGAGCGAAGAACCGTCAGAGTAATGACAACCGCTCTGTTCCTACTCCGAGCCGTTCAGATGGGCCTCACACTGGCTGATTTGGACGGCATCGAGTACGGAGCGGTCATTGACATGATGACAGAAGCACAAAACGACAAAGTGAACTATCCATATGCGGCCACACAAGCGGACTTTGACAGGTGGTGACTAAATGGCCAAGATAGCGGGCATAACTATAGAACTCGGAGCCGATGCCAGTGGCTTGGAAAAGGCTCTGAAGGGAATAGACAGAAGCCTCAAAACTACGCAATCAAACCTCAAGGATATAAATAAACTGCTCAAGCTCGACCCGAGCAACACAACTCTGCTGTCTCAGAAGCAGAAAGAGCTGCAAAACTCTGTAAAGCTCACGAAGGACAGACTGGAACAGCTCAAGGCCGCACAGGCGAATGTTGCAGAAGGCTCGGCTGAGTGGGATGCTCTCCAGCGTGAGATAATCGCCACGGAGCAGAACCTCAAGAAGGCCGAATCCGAGCTGAGAAAGTTCGGCAGCGTGGCAGCACAGCAACTCAAGGCCGCCGGCGAAAAGATGAAGGAGTTCGGCAGCAAGGTAGAGGCCGCCGGCAAAAAACTGTCGGTGATCAGCGGAGCGGCTGCCGGAGCACTCACAGGACTCGGGAAACTCGGCTACGATGCGATAACCAGTGCTGACAATCTCAACACACTCGCAAAGCAGACGGGTGCATCCACAGCAGAGCTTCAGAAATGGAGTTACGCATCGGATCTTGTCGATGTTTCGGTCGAGAGCATGACCGGAGCACTCAAGAAACTCAAGAAGGGCATGGATGGCGATGCCAAGGCTCTCACCGAGCTGGGTGTTGAAACCAAGAACGCTGACGGCACCTTCAGAGATGTTACCGATGTGTTCTACGACACTTTGGCAGCACTTTCCGGCATTGAGGACGGCACCGAGCGGGATCTCAAAGCGATGGAGATCTTCGGCAAGGGAGCTGACGAGCTGGCCGGAATCATAGACGATGGCGGTGCAGCTCTCAAGGAATACGGGGCACAGGCTGAAGAACTCGGAGTAATTCTTGATCAGGACACGCTCGATTCCCTCAATGCGACAAACGATATGATCGACCAGCTGAAGGCAAATGTCACAACAAGCCTCGCAAAGGCCGGAGCGACACTTGCACAGACATTCGGCCCAGCTTTGCAGAAGGTCGGAACGATCATAGAACAGGTGGCCGAGAGGATAAGAAACCTCACTCCGGCACAGGCAGAATTTATAGTCAAACTGCTTGCTGTGGTGGCAGCGGTAGGGCCGCTTGTTCTGATAATAGGCAAGGTGATAAGCGGAATCGGCTCACTGCTGACCATAATCCCGCTTCTTGCGGGGCCTGTCGGCATTGTAATCGCTGCGGTCGCAGCTGCGATAGCAATAGGCGTTCTTATCGTCAAGAACTGGGATAAAATCAAGGCGACGGCCAAAACTGTGGCCTCTGCTGTTGTGGCGGCATGGGAAAACCTCAAAACAGGAGTAAGTAATGCAGCGACAGCGGTGGCGACCTTTGTTACAAACAAATGGAACACAATCAAAAGCGGTGTTGTCAATGCGGCCAATGCCATCAAAACAGGCGTTACAAACGCATGGAACGGCGTGAAATCTGCCGTCAACACTGTCGTGAGTGCGGTGCAAACCAAGATACAGAGCTTTATAGACAAACTAAATGCTCTCAAGGAAAAAGCACAGAATGTCATTGACAAGATAAAGAGCATATTCAGCGGCACGATCAGTTTTCCGCATATCAAGCTGCCACATTTCTCCGTTACCGGCGGTGTAGCTCCGTATGGAATCGGAGGACAAGGCTCGATGCCTAAAATCAGCATAGACTGGTATAAACGAGCATATAACAATCCTGTTATGTTTACATCTCCGACTGTTATGGCCACACCGAACGGCTATAAAGGCTTTGGAGACGGCACCGGAGCGGAGATCGTCATGGGCCTTGATAAACTGCGTGAGCTTGTCGGCTCGCAGAACGGCCAGCAAGTGGTAGTCAATGTCACGCTTCAGGGCGATGCCCGTGAGCTGTTCCGAGTATTGAGCAAAACAAACTATGTGAGGACTAAAGCGACAAACTACAACGCTTTAGCGGTGGGAGGCTAATATGGCATGGACTAATCTATTCACAATAGGCACCACCGACCTCACCAAGTTTGAGAACACCGAGGAGCATGAGGTAAACCGCACGGACATTTTTGAGGAATGGACGGACGGAAACTGGATAACCCACAGAGTGATCGCACGGACGAGAGTAAGCGGACAAGTGGTGCTGTCTTTCGCAAGAGAGGCAGACTTTTCCAACTTCATGTCGCTTATGACTTCGGCAAGGAACTCTGACGGATATTATGAGGTGACAGTTTGGTGCTCAAACACAAACACAAGTGAAAGCATCAATGCTTTTCTTGATATTTCCGGTGACACGGAGTGGGATGTTACGGCACCGATAAAGCACAACGAGATTACCGTGGCCATAACACAGAGGTGACGATATGCTGACGATACCGGATGAAGTTAAAACCCTGTTTCAGCAGGACTATGTGTATAAAAACTTCCGTGTGCACTTCCCGAACGGGGAAACAAACGATATTGACAACGCAAATATAGAGCGTGAGAGCGTTACCTTCATCGAATCCCTGTGCAGTCAGCAGACATTCAAATTCGGACTCGCAGAAGCATCACAGCTTGAGTTCACCGCTATAAACATTCCGAACATCCTCGGAGTAACGATTGAATGTGCAATCGAGATAGACTGCACTTCTCTCGGAGCACAATGGGCGTCCGACCATCCTGTTGACCCGACACTTGCATGGCTGACTCCTCAGACTGCGACAGACAACGGCAAATTGTTCTATCGTGTGCCTTATGGTCGGTTTGAGGTAACATCATGTCCTCGAAATCACGGGCAGATGGCTTTCCGCAAGGTCACGG